CGCAACAGATGCCAATAAAAAACCCGATCAATATGCCCAAATGATTTCAATGTTTGGGAAGGATTGTGTTAGAAAATTGTCCTATGATTTAAAATTAATGGGACAATGTGCTGCTCAAATAATCTACTCAAAAGACAGAAAGAAGATTGTCAAAGTAGAACACTTTCCAATAGAAACTTTAAGGGCAGAAAAGGCAAATGAAGAAGGAGAAGTTCCTGCTTATTATTATTTTAAGGATTGGACAAACATAAAACCAAGTGATACACCTTTAAGAATCCCGGCATTTGGGATGTCAAAAGAGGATATTGAGATTTTATATATTAAACCATACAAAGCAGGTTTCTATTATTATTCGCCAGTAGATTATCAAGGTGGTTTGCAATATTGTGAGTTAGAAGAAGAGATTTCTAACTATCACATCAATAATATAATGAATGGTTTAGCACCATCTATGTTAATTAACTTTAACAATGGCACACCCAACCAAGAAGAAAGGCAATTATTAGAAAACAAAATTGCATCTAAGTTTAGTGGGACATCAAACGCAGGTAAATTCATACTTGCATTCAATGATAATGCAGAATCAAAGGCAGATATCACACCTGTTCAATTATCAGATGCACACAATCAGTATCAATTCCTTTCCACAGAGGCTACACAAAAAATAATGGTAGCGCATAGGGTTGTTTCACCTATGTTATTAGGAATAAAAGATAATTCGGGTTTAGGCAATAACGCTGAAGAAATCAAGACTGCAAGTTTATTGATGGACAACACAGTTATCCGTCCGTTTCAAGAACTTTTAATTGATTCATTTGATCAAATACTAGCCTATAATGACATTGCTTTAAATCTTTATTTTGTGACTTTGCAACCATTAGAATTTACAGAGGTTGACACAACAATACAAAGCCAAGAAGACATTGAAGAAGAGACAGGTGTACAGATGTCAAAGATTAGTTTAAAAGAGATTGATGGGCAAACTGTATTTGAGACTAAAGAAGAAGCCATTGCAGAAGCAGAAAAATTAGGATGTGAAGGATATCACACCCACATGGAAGGTGACAAAGAATGGTTTATGGCTTGTGAGACACACGATAAAGCAAGTGAAGAAATTCCCGAACTAACTGATGAAATGGGTGATGAGATACTTGCTGAATTGGAAGGTGAGGTTATCACAGATGAATGGGAACTAGTAGATGAAAGGGAATATGAAGGTGAGAATCTTGAAGAGTGGGCAACTCAATTAATTCAACCAAGTAAATCAAAACTTCAAAAGTTTGCAGATCAAATTACAGGTAAGCCAAAAGTGTTTTCTGTCTTAGATAAAAACCTTTACAAAATACGATACAAGTATTTTAAGAAATCTAAGAAGGCAATGAAAAGCGGAAATGAATCTAGATTGTTTTGCTCAAATATGATGAAGTTAGCAGGGCAAGGAATCATTTATAGAATTGAAGACATTGACAAAGCATCAGACAAAGGTGTAAACAAGCGACTAGGACACAAAGGAAAGCCTTATAACCTCTTTAAATTCAAAGGTGGTATCTATTGTAGACACGCTTGGAAAGAGCAGCTATATAGGCTTAAAAAGAACACAGAGAAAACTGATGATTTTGACAAATACAAAAGAGCAAGAACAATACCTAAGAGTTACAAACCTTCTCCAAGGGGATGGAAAGAGGCACAAATTGCTCCAGTAAATATGCCAAATCAAGGTGCATATCCAACTAAAAAGAAATAAGAAATGGCAACAGTATTATTCATAAATCGGCAAAATTTAATTCGCAATTCTATATTGGATGGCAATGTTGACACAGACAAATTTATACAGTTTATAAAAATTAGCCAACAGATAAATATTCAAAACTATCTAGGTACAAAACTTTACGATAAGTTTACTTTAATAGTTGGAAATGGAGACATAGATACTGCTCCTTATGCTGATTATAAGACACTTCTAAACGAATACATTCAGCCTATGTTGATTTGGTTTGCCCAAGTGGATTATCTTCCATTCGCTGCTTACCAAGTAAAGAACGGAGGGGTATTTAAACACACCTCAGAGAACGCTGAGACTGTTAACAAAACAGAAGTGGACTATCTAGTAGAAAAAGCTAGAACACACGCTGAGTGGTACGCTAGAAGGTTTATAGACTATATGTGTTTTAACGAAAACTTATTTCCCGAATACACATCAAACGTAAACAATGATATTTATCCAAGTTCTGACGCAACTTTTAACGGATGGGTGCTTTGAGTTACAAACCAAAAGAAGAAAACATTAAAAAATTAAAAAAGTTTTTATTAAAACTAGAAAAAAATGGCTGATTTATTTAATCAACAAATATCCGCAACATATTCGGGTTTACTTAAAACCTCAAGTAGTGGAGTATTAAGCGCATCACTATCACAAATATCTGATGGTAGGGGAAACACATCACCATTATATCTTTCAACTGATTCAATTCAGTTTTATGGAGCGTATTCTTTCCCAAATGCAGATGGTTCAGCCAATCAAGTTTTAAAAACTGATGGAGCAGGTGTTTTGACTTGGGAAGATGATGCTAACACAGGAACTGTCACATCAGTAGCGTTAAGTGTTCCAACGGGATTAACTGTTACAGGTTCACCAATTACTACAAGTGGAACTATTACTATAGGTGGTACTTTAGGTGTTGCTAATGGAGGTACGGGAGCAACTACATTAACGGGTATTTTATTAGGTAATGGTACAAGTGCTATTTCAGCGGTTAGTGATGGAACAGTTGGGCAAGTTTTGTCTACAAATGCTAATGGAACATATTCATTTATAGATGCGGGTACGGGTGATGTAACGGTAGATGGTGCAAGTGTAGGAAACAGAGTTGCAGTTTGGAATAATACTACGGGAGAATTAAGAGGAACTTCTGCAATAGCAACTGAAAATAGTAATATATATTTAGCCCAACCTTCAACAAATGGAACTGATAAATTTAATTACATAATAGGTGGTGCATTTGCTATTAATGAAAATGATTTTGGCACTCAAAATACGGGATTTGGACACGCAGTTTTAAATGGAGCAGATTTAACGGGAGGTAATAATTCTTCCTTTGGTATGCAATCTCAAACTGCACTTACAACGGGATCACACAACACATCTATTGGTTCTTTTGCAATGTATGATAATAGAAGTGGAGATTACAATGTTGGTTTAGGTGCTAAAACAATGTTTAACCAAAGAATTTCTAATAACAATGTTTCAATAGGTTACGATTCTATGGATGGTGTTACTGCATCACAAACCGCAGCAAGTAATAATAATGTTGCAATAGGATACGAATCATTACACATCATTGAAGGAGGAGATAATAATACAGTATTAGGTTATCAGTCGGGTTCTGCAATAACAACGGGTTCTAATAACGTAATAATAGGTTCTAACACGGGGAGTACAATAGCAACATCATCTAACAACATTATCATTTCTGATGGTGGTGGGAATATAAGACAAAGTTTTGATATTAATGGTGCTGCTACTTTTAGTGAAAATGTAATAATAAACACAGAGAATAGTGGTATAATTGTTGATTTAGCAAGTCGTCACGGTTTGATGAAATACGCTAATTATGGTGCGGGTTTAGTAGGTAAGGATACGGGAACTGATGGTAACATTTCAACTTGGTTAGGCAGATTTAATGGAACAATTACAAGTCCTACGGCAGTATATCAAGATTTAGTTATCAGTAATTCGGGTAAAGTGGGTATTGGAACGGGTTCAACTGCTCCATCTGAAAAATTAGATGTTTATGGAAACATTAAAATAGGTACTACCGCAAACTCAAATTTTCTAAATAGAAGTGATTCGCATTGGATTCAATACAATGGAGGTGCAACTACCAACGATACTTATATGCGAGTTTATGGTGTTAGTCACGCATCTGCTGCTAAAACAATAGGTTTTTATACAAATAACATACCACGCCTCACCATCTCATCGACGGGTAATGCTACTTTTAGTGGTGCATTGAGTGGTACAAGTATTAATGCAACATCATTTAATGCGGGTACAGGAGTATTTAATTTCAGTAGTGGTGATGCTCTTTTAGATTATAGTTCAGGTGCGGTAAGATTAAGAACATATAAAACAGCAGTAGGATATATTACACCATTAACAATAGATAGTCAAACGGGTGCTGCTACTTTTAGTAGTAGTGTAACTGCGGCTTCTTCGATTACAATAAATGGTTCATCTAACGGTACTATTTATTTTCAAGATGTTCCAAATAATGCATCTATGTTTTATATACAAAGTGCAGCTTACATTGGGACAGCTCCATATAATGATAATAGAATTATTGCGTCTAATTCAAGCAATATCACTCTTGAAGCGGGTGGTAGTGTACGTTTAAAAATTGAATCGGGTGGAACAGTTCTTCCTGGAGCTGATAACGCTCAAAATCTAGGAGCAAGTGGGACAAGATGGAGTTTGATTTACAGTGCTAATGGTGTCAGTACATCGGATGAAACACTAAAAGAAAATATTATTGAGTGTGATTTGGGAATTGATTTTGTAATGACATTAAAGCCAAAATCCTATAATTTTAAAGATTTATCAGAAACTCATCAAGATTTTAACAAGAAGCATTATGGATTAATTGCACAAGATTTAAAAGATGGATTATTAAAAGATTCTGTCGATGGGAATAAAGATGGGGAATATGGTTTGATGTATAACGATTTAATAGCACCAATGATTAAAGCAATCCAAGAACAACAAACCATCATAGAAGATTTAAAAGCAAGAATTGAAAAATTAGAAGGGTAAGGGTTACCCATATTATTAAAACAAGAGTAAATTATGAAACAAATAGAACCAATAGATGTATGGCAGAATGGAACAACCAAAACTGCTGTAAAATTACAAGCACAAGGTACAAGTGTAACCTTGGGACAAGCAGCCTCTTTTTATTGGCAACTGCTGACAGAAGAAAATTATCAAGTAGCAAACGGTAACCTTGGAATAAGTGGTGAGCAATACGATGCTTGGGGTGCTGATGATAATTACGTTTATACGATTATCGCAGAGGATTTAAACCTAGTGATTGTTGGTGATTGGGTAGATTCGGAAGATTAATTATCTTTGAAGAAAAAAAGCTATGAAAATTACAGAAAAAGAACTAGAAACATTACAAACGCAAGAGAAACAAAAGAACCAACTTGCTCACGATTTAGGTGCTTTAGAATCTAGAAAACACAAGTTACTTCACTTATTAGATGATGTAATAGAGCATCAAGAAATGACATTTGAATCAATAGAAGAAAGCTATGGCAAAATTAACATCAACCTTGAAACAGGAGAGTACGAAGAAATTAAGGAAGAAGAAACTAAGTAAAAATCTAAGTTACAAAGAAGGAATTTTTTCTAGTACTGCCGTTAAACTGGGAATCAGTAATGAACCAACAGATGAGCATTATGAGAATATGCTAGTTACTGCTGAGAAGCTATTTCAGCCAATTAGGGATTGGTGTGGGCATCCTATTCGAATAAATAGTATGTACAGATCAGAAGAATTAAACAAAGCCGTAGGAGGCTCTAAAACAAGCCATCACGCATTTGGACAGGCTTTAGATTTAGACACACTAGGAGAGAAGTCAAACGCTGATTTATTTAATTGGGCATCTGAGAATCTTAATTTTGATCAGTTGATTTGGGAATTTGGAACAAATGAAGAACCAAATTGGATTCATATTTCTTTCTTGAGCGAAAAAGAGAATAGAAACCAAAAACTAAAAGCAACAAATCACAGAGGAAAAACAAGATATTCTAATGCCAATACCTAAACCAAATAAAAACGAAAAGCAGAAGGATTTTATGGTTCGATGTATTCCCCAGTTAATGGGGGAGTACAAGAAAGATCAAGCCGTTGCTATTTGTTATCAAAAATTCAAAGATAAAAAATGACACAATTAAATGTAGATGTGGACGGAGACAAAAAACCGGATTTTCAAGTTGATTTTAAAACCCTAATAATGGCGGTTGGTATGGTAGTTTCATTAACACTATCATACGCAATGTTAAAGAGTGAAATAGAGGTTGCTAAGACACTGCCAAAGCCTATTGTGTCACAAGATGACACTAGGGTGGTTAATCAAAAATTAGATTTTTTAATCAGAGAATTTGAAAAGTTTGAATCACAAACAGACAAAAGAATTGAAGATTTAGAACAAAGAGTATTTAAAAAATAAAGCTATGTTAAAGATATTTTTAAATTTAGTAGAAACAATAGTTCCAATAGGTGGAGAACTAGTTGAAAACATAAAAGCCAAAGAAGGCGGTGTAGGAAGGTTTTTTGCACCAAGGTTTATCAAGCAAATGGTAAGGTTATTAGTTGCAGCAGCAGCCGTTTATGCATTTGTCACAGGCAAAATTTCGCTTGAGGAAGTAGAAGAGGTTGTAAAGTAAATTTTTTTTATTATCATTGCATTGCCATCAAGGCTAAACTTGCACACTAAACACCAGTGCTTGGATCGGGCAAAATATTTATATCTCCTCAATGGGGGGTAAGGGGGGCATTAACTAGATAAGAACCCCCTTAAAGGGGTTCGTTTAATATGAAGAAATTAACGAGGAGTAAATTAATCAAAAAACTAGATAATGTATTTAGCCAATACATCAGAAGAAAAGATGCTATTAATGACATAGCAAAATGTATCACTTGTGGAGTTGAAAGACATTGGAAAGAACTACAATGTGGACATTTCCAAAGCAGAAGCCACTATTCAACCCGGTGGGAAATACTTAACGTAGGGGTGCAATGTATCAGTTGTAACATATTTAAACATGGGCAACAATACCTTTTCAGTAAATACCTAGATAAAACCTTTGGGGAAGGAACATCAAATGAATTGTTTTTAAAATCACAAATAATGGGAAAATTTACCACAAATGAAATTGAAGAAATGATTAAAAAATATAAAGATTTGCTTGATGAATTAGAATAAATTAGTATATTTGAGCAACTTAAATATCTGTGGTGGTATATTTTTTTTAGATAGACTCCTATCTAAATATCTGTTAAAAGGGGAAAATTAATTTTTTCCTCTTTTTTTGTTTAAATAGTTTGTTGTTAAATAAAAGTTTAACATCTTGCATTTATAATTATTAAATATGGAGCAAAAAACACCAACACCATTAAACATACTTTATGACAAACCAACAGAACCAAATAGAGATAGATTTTCATTTGCTTTTTCATCCGATATAAACGATTGGATTTACTCAAAGCAAAGGAGATACGACAAAAAAGCATATAGAATTAAAATTGAAAAAAAGCAACAAATTTAATTTTAAAATAAAATGTTTATATTTGTTAAAAAAAACTATGGAAAACATAGAACACATCAAATATCAGTACGAGGTACAGATACAAGAATTTCAATTACTTATACATAAATTGGAAAATAAGATTGAAATGCTACAAGCATTGTTACAATCTAGGGAAAATCCCGAACAGGTTAAATTTTAAATTAAAATTATGGATATATCACTAAACCACAAGTTATCAGAAATTCAAGCATTATTTAAATCGAAGAAAAGTAGATTTAATTCATTTGGCAAATACAACTTTAGAAGTGCAGAAGATATTTTAGAGGCTTTAAAGCCTTATCTTTTGAAACATGATGTTACTATCAGAATTAAAGAAAAGTATCTAGGTAGTCATGTAATTAAGTCTACGGCTATAATATCAGATGGAGTACAAAAGATAAAAGCAACTGCCATTGTAGGTGTTGACACAGATCAAAAAGGTATGCAAATGCCACAAAGATTTGGATCAGCAAGTTCTTATGGTAAAAAGTATTCACTGGGCAATTTGTTTTTGATTGATGACACACAAGATTCTGATGCCATCAATAAACATGACAAAACCCAAAAGCCTATTTTGCTAAAGAACACACCAAATTATAAAAAAGTAGAACACGCAATGAGTAATGGATTTACCATTGATGATGTAAAAAAGAAGTACACAATAAATGATGAATTAATTTTAGAACTAGAACAAATAAATAAATAATATGGGATCACTAGGAAGTATTAACATAAGGGTAGACAAATTACCCAAGGAAAAATTTGTAAAAGGTAAAGATGGAGCGGTGTATTGTGACATAACATTTTCAATAAATGATGACACAAGATACGGTAATAATGTATCAGCAATGATTCCCCAAACAAAGGAAGAACGTGAAGCCAAAAAGGCAAAGCAATACATTGGCAATGGCAAAATCTTTTGGACAGACGGAACTATTAAGTTAGCTGAGAAAGAAG